TTATTTGACGGAGATGAAATCGGCCAACTGTTCCATTGTTTCTCTCTTCAACTCCAACGAAGGATGAACATACCGGTTCATTGTGATGGTAACAGATGAATGCCCCAAAATCTCACTCAGAGTTTTGATGTCGATTCTCGCTTCCACACAACGGGTAGCGAATGTGTGCCGAAGAACATGAAAATTTCGATTTTCTAGACCACATGCCATGAGAATCTTATGAAACCGGCGCTGAACGCAGCGTGGTTCAATCAGCCTAGATGACGAGCCACTCAGAAAGTAACCGGTCTTGCCTAACGGGTACATATTCAGATATTCAAACAACATATGCGAAACCGGAATCGTCCGATTTGCAGAGCTGCTTTTGGGGGATGAAATGAGTATATGTGTTTTTTGAGATTCAGGTATTCGAGTCTGAATGCGCTGCATCGTTTGGCAAATACAAAGATTTCTCTCAGAAAGAGAAATCTTGTCCCATGTCAACGCACACAGCTCTCCGATTCGGATACCAGTGAACAGACATAAGAGGATGCCGAGATTCAGACAATCGGGGTGGCCTATTAGATATTTCTGAAGCGTCAACTGTTCGGACAAGCTCAAAACGGGCAAGGGTTTCGGTGTTTGTTTTATCCGTATGTCAAAAATCGCAGAGTCTACTGGTATGTTCTGAGCCTTTGCGTAATGCAAGATACGGCGAAGAACAGAAAGAATGTCAGAAACCGTTTTAGTCGAAAGAGCTGTTCCATCCCTTTTACCATGTGTTTCAATCTCTTTACAAAAATCCAGCACATGTTCCTTCGTAATGCTCTCGATTTTTGCTGTCTGGAAATACGGCATCAGATAACACCTTATTAGAGTGCGATAACGGATATAGGTTGACTCTTTAAAGCTTGTTGAAAAGGTATCAAGCCACTCTATAGAGAAGAACTCAAAGACTGAACCTTTACTCATCTCTTTAGAATTAGGGGCGTTGCCTTGAAGTCGAATCACATCCTGCAAACGGTTACGTGCTTCGTGATACGATGATGCATACAAATAGCCATATAAAGGTTTACCTTGAGCGGTTCGCGACTTTATGTAGCGTGCTTCCCACCGGCCATCCTTTCTTTTGTAGATGTTCAATCCTTTCCTTGACATCGAAATCTTCCTTTCTCTTTTGTCGACGGCTTATTGGACGGAGTATACAATTAAATTTTATTATTTTTGGCAAAATCGTCGATTGTCTCTAACATTTTTCTGCATCTTCTCAGGTTTTGAGCCTCTTTCTCTTGACCGTATGAATGATTGGCGGTAAAATTTAGTTGAAAAATCCTGTCGCAGAGTAAGCTACTCTGCGACAGGAAACACAAACCATGAATGTAAAAATTCATGGTTTTTATTTTTTCCATTTTCTTTTAGTCTATCACAGGTAGTTGATTATATCAATTAAAAATAATAGATTTAATCGTTCGGTTTCGGCTATGCTCTCGACTACAATAGAGTTGAGAAGGATGGTGGTGGCCATGTACGAAGAACAGTTTTCTAAGAGGCTTACTGAGCTGCGCACACAGAAGGGTGTGTCTGCAAGAGACATGAGCCTCTCAATCGGGCAGAATCCCGGCTATATTCGTGCAATCGAAAGTGGTACTGCCTTTCCGACGATGGCAAATTTCTTTTACATCTGCGAATATTTCAACATTACTCCACAAGAATTTTTTAATTTCGGCGAGGAAACCTCCAATGGAATGAATGCACTTGTTGACCAGCTAAAACAGTTCGATGCCGAGCAGATCAATGCACTTACGGCTTTTATAAAAACAATCGTAAAAAAGTAAATTATCAAAGAACTTAATACTTGGTAAACCTACCGAAAGATAGGAACACAAAGCCAAATGGGTCTAAAATCTCATATACGAGGTCATGACAGCCGATTGCTTTTTGAATGGGATAATTTTATCCCTCTACCATGTTAGAACCGTCTGTGAAGATTTCAACTCACAGGCGGTTTTTGTTTTTGAAAGCAAAATGATGGGGCGTTCTTCAGCTTATGCGGTGGAGAGATGGCTTTTATATAGACAGCATCAGGGATTCACCGTATCGAATGGAGAAGGCCCGGATGCTGCTTTTTGTTTAGGAGGTATTGTTATGCGGCAACTTGATCAGGTGTGCGAAAGTCCTGATTCCGAGAATATCCAGTGCGCTCTTGATTTTGAAAACACAATGAACAATCTGGAAACGCAGCTGTATTATCGCCACCTGCCGCCAAAAGAGGTGGCACTTTGCGTCATGGAAGCGGCCTGTAAATTCTATGATGCCGACTGGTGCGGTCTGATTCAGGTTGATCTGGATTTGGGGCTGTGGAAGCCACTCTGGTGGCACAATGAATGCCAAGAAGATAAAACTACTATCCTTACAAATGAGTTTGAATCGTCTGAATTTCTCGACCGCTGGGTAAAGGCAGTGCGCAGAGGAACTCCCATGGTTGTGCCCGATGCCGAAGAAGTTAAAGACCTCTATCCAGATGAGTACCAACTCTATGAGCGTCTGGGAATCAAGTCTGTCCTTGCAATTCCTTTGGAGCCTCGGCAAATCGCCCTGATTGCTGTTCGCAATCCTCAGCGGTACATCCATCAGACCAGTATGCTTAAACTTCTGGCCTATGTGTTACTGGCGGCATACAACGATAAGCGAATGGCTGACAGTCTGAGCATGGCAATCTCGCCAGAAAATATCAAGAGCAGCCATGATGTCTTCATCAGCTTGTTCGGAGAATTGAAAATCCACACTTCCCACGGTGTCCTGCCGGAGTCCGACCTGAAATCTCCTAAAATCAGCCGTCTGCTGACCTTTATGCTGCTTTCCAATAAGAAAGCCCTTTCATCGTTGGAAATCGTACAGGAAATCTGGCCAGAAGAACTGGAGGATAAGGACGAACCCGGAAAAAAGGTCAAACAGCTCGTTTACCGGCTGCGGCAGGCATTCAGTATTATCTCGGATGAACAGCTGATTCTCTCCACGCCGTCTGGCTACCAATTCAACCCCGACCTCCATATCACGACCGACTTTCAGCGGTTCGATGAGTTGTGCATTGCGGCCGCAAAAGCCACTTCTGCTATAAATAAGGTGAGATTGCTCGAAAAAGCGGCATCATTGTATCAGGGCAAACTTCTTTCTGCTGCCAATGGCGAACACTGGCTGGTTCACTACGCAAACCGATACCACCTCGCATTTATGAGTACAGTTAATGAACTGCTGAAGCAGTTGATGGACTTCCACGCATACGATCTGCTTCATCGGGATGCTGCACTGGCCCTGACCATCGCGCCGGAAAACACAAAAGCCTACTATTGGCTTATTCGCTCGTACCAGAAGCAGCACATGGACGAGATGGCAGCGGGCGAGCTTGCGGCTGCGAAGCAAAAGCTGCCCGAAGATGAATACCAGAAACTACTCAACTCACTCGAACGATAAAATAACGTAGTTGCGTCATGCGACTTTCGTGTGACCTTCATACAACTTCTGTGTGACCTTATTTTTTCTAAAATCGTTCCATGTGACTTTCATAAGACCGTCATGTGACTTCTATAAGACCCTCGTGTGCTATGATAACAAGGCAAGTCAAAGCCTTGTTGTCTGGCTGCGAGGGCTTTATTTTTTTGTCCTTTTTTAGCCGGATAAACCGCTTTTGATCTGTAACGAAGAAAAATATATCGAAAGCCTGAGATGCATTAAAGGCTGAGGATACTCATATTGCTTTCCATCTACGGATGGAAAACAGTGTCTGTACCCTTTTCTTTAATGCGTCTTATTTTTTGCGCCAAAGAAAAGTTGGCATCCTGTCCAGCAGTGAAGTATCCTCATCCTCCGCATCCAGCGGAAAGGACACTTCATGTTTCTTTTTGCCCTCTTTTCGTGGCTGGAGCTGGCCGCAAAGTATCCCTAGAATCTCCAAATTTTCAATTTTTTACGCCTTATCGAAAATTTGGAGGTCAACAATGGAATTTAATAACGGCAACGAACGTCGAAAACTGAACAAAAAGTGGGAACGGCTGCGTGTGCAGTACCAACAGGCGGGAATGAGTGAAGATGCAATCCAAGCCATGTATGATTTTGATTTGGGCGTTCTCAATAGTGAGCGTTCCTACGTTGCAAACACACTGGCAATCGTTGACGATGGTGATGACAGCACGGGAAGGAAATCTTCTGACTTTAAGCAGTATGAAAAGGCAATTGCTGTAACCGATACTTACCACGAGACCCGGACTCGGTTTGCATGGGTAGGCGAAATCAAAGACAAGCGTTTGCAAGAAGGGTTAGAAAAACTCTCCGATGAAGAACTTCGGCTTATCACGCTGTATTTCCGCGACGAATATAGTACCGTAGAATTATCTAAAGTTTATGGCATTGCACAGCAAAATATTAGCAAGCGAATCTTGAAAATCACTAAATTTTTGAAGAAGTTTGGATTTTTGGGTGTAGATTGAGGCTTCTCGATGGCTCGTAAGTGAGGGGACAATTCACCAGACGGCTCTCGCCGCTGGTGATATGTCCACACTCACGGACCTTGAAAGCTGAATAGTTCAGTCGTCTGGTACTCAGAACAATGATACTTCCGTAATTCGCGGCCCGGTCAGAAAGTAGACGGGGTGGTTGAGATGCCAATGGAGCGGTACAAGCCCGCCGCCAGATGATTCCCCACTCTCAGGGAGCCGAGGGCGAATATGAGAGACCTAAACATATTTTATCAGGAGCAGCCGGATGCTGTTTTCAGTCTTCGGTTGCTCCTGTTCTTTACATAACTACCCGCTTATTTTTAATTACACATAGGAGGTAAGCCTATGGATGAACTGAATCCTACCATCAAAGAGCGTCAGATCTACCATGAGATGAAGCTGACTCCTGCGATGGTCAAGTCCATCCGTACCCTCTGCGGTGTCTGCCTCCGGCACTACGTTGAAACCAAGGCGTTCAAGATCGCCATTGTGCCGAATAAGGACAGATGCATGGAAACCTGCACGGTCTGCCAGACCCGGCGTGGCTACGACTACGTTGTCATGCCGCGCTGAATCCGGTTTTCATTCACCCGCAGGGATGCGATAGAATCCCTAAAATCAATTACCACCATGAATTGAGCAAAGCCCGCTGCAAAAAAGCAGCGGGCTTTTGCATATCAGAATGGAGGCTCGCACTTGGAATCGAATTGGAAGTTCCAACGCGGAGACATCTATTTTGTAAAACTGGAGGCAGGCGTTGGCTCCGAACAAAACGGTGCCCGCCCAGCAGTCATTCTTCAAAATGATGTCGGCAACATCTACTCTCCGACTTTGATTGTCGCGGCTTTGACAAGTAAGACAGATAAGAAAGTAACACAGGCAACGCATTGTCAGGTAGAAGAAGATGGCCTGAAGCCGTCCATTGTTCAGGCAGAACAGATTTTCACCATTGATAAAAGCCGTGTCCTGAAGTTTGTCGGACACCTTTCCCCGGAGAATATGCGCCGGGTCGATGATGCAGTGAAGATCAGTCTTGCCCTGAATCCGATGGGCAGCATTCAAAAACTCAAACCGATCATCCGCTCTCAGGCGGCTTATGCGCCTCCTGAAGTGGTGGATGGAAAGCCACCCATCTATCCCTACACACCCATCAAATCGTCCTTTGAGGACGCTGGGAGCGTAGAGGAGATGATGGTGTATACCGAACTGCAATCCGCTGTTCATGCCATGATTCAGCGGCTCGAATACAGCTTTACCTTTAATCCCACCTTGCTCACCATCCCGAAGCGTAAGCAGCAGGTCGCTGAGATTCTGGAAGAAGCTGAAAAATACATCTGGCGAATCAAGGAGGAAATGAGATGCGCCTGAAAAACACTGCGGATAACTTCTCCGCTTCCTTTCATATCACACCGCCGTACCAGATGGTGGTCATTCACAGCAGTAAGCTGATCTACCCTCGTGAGCTGTACCAGCGGGGCATCCAGCGCAAGCGCGTTGAGCTGATTGCCAAAGACTTTAACGAATATACGGCGAACGAGCCGAAGGTCAGCTTTCGCAATGGCCGGTATTATGTAACGGACGGCCAGCATACCATTGAAGCGCGTATCCTGCGCAACGGCGGTAAGGATCTGCCGATTCTGTGCAAGATCTACACCGGCCTGACGATGCAGCAGGAAGCTCTGTTCTTCGCAGAGCAGAACGGTCACGCCGCACCTCTGACGGCGGGCATCAAGCTCCGTGCCAAGGTCGTGGGAGAGGATGCGCCCTCCGTTGCATTTCTCGCAGCCACCAATCGGGTGGGTCTGGACTTCAACTACGACAGCTTGCAGTTGAGCGACTACCGCATCAGCTGCGTGGGCACCGCACTCAAGCTGTACAACCAGATGGGCGAGAAAATCTACTGCGAGGCCCTGCGGCTGATCGTGGCTGCATGGGAGGGCAAGCCTGATTCGTTCCGGGCATCTGTCCTGCGGGGCATGATGCACTTTGTGGAACTGTATCACGGTGAGTTCAGCGAGGAACGGCTGATCCGTGCTCTGCGCAGCGTTCACCCCATGGAGATTTATCGCAGCGGCATGGACAATCCTGCCAAACTGCCCGGATGGAAGAAATACGTTTTTCCCATCTATATGGCCTACAACGGCAAGTGCCGCAAGGATGCCCTGCCGATGAAATTCTGATAAATCAAAGGAAAGGGCACTACGATGATTGACAAGTTTTCTCAGGTCGCAGAGAACCTTCCTGCGGCTGACCGTGATGCCGACCGGCAATATCATGTAATCAACGGTTATCCTGTCGTTTTTAGCTTTTCCAAGGAACCCAACCCGGAAGCGTTTGAGCGCATTCGGAACATCCTGCTTGCCACCAGCTATACGAAGAAGGTAGGTTGACATCATGGACGAATGCAGAACCAAACGCTATACTGAGTGCGGTAACGGGCGGTGCTACAAGCCGAACCATTGCCGGACGTTCTTTGACAACGGAATAAAGTCTGTCCCCACTTTTGTTATGAAAGTGAGGAATTTGTAATGACAGAAAACAACAACCGTGTCTGTTGCTTGTACCGCGTTTCCACCGATAAGCAGGTGGATTTCAATTCCAACCATGAAGCTGACCTGCCCATGCAGCGAAAGGCTTGCCATAAGTTCGCTGAATCGAAGGGCTGGGTCATCGTCCATGAGGAACAGGAAGAAGGCGTATCGGGCCACAAAGTCCGGGCTGCCGCCCGCGACAAGCTGCAAATCATCAAGGACTATGCACGGAAGGGCAAGTTCGACATTCTGCTGGTGTTCATGTTCGACCGTATCGGTCGTATCGCAGATGAAACTCCCTTTGTTGTGGAATGGTTTGTACGGAACGGCATCCGGGTATGGAGTACCCAAGAGGGTGAGCAGCGTTTCGACAACCACACCGACAAACTGCTGAACTACATCCGCTTCTGGCAGGCAGATGGCGAGAGCGAAAAAACTTCCGTCCGAACCCGCACCAGTCTGCGCCAGCTTGTGGAAGAAGGTCACTTCAAGGGCGGAAATGCGCCTTATGGCTATGACCTTGTACGGAGTGGGCGTATCAACAAGCGCAAACACGAACTCTACGAACTGCACATCAACGAACAGGAAGCTGCCGTAGTGCGGATCGTCTTTGACAAGTATGTGTATGAGGGCTATGGTCCGCAGCACATCGCCACCTATCTGAACAATTCTGGCTATCGTGCAAGGTCTGGTAAATGCTGGCACCCGTCAAGTATTCGGGGGATGGTACAAAACCTGACCTACACCGGCGTTCTCCGTTGTGGGGATGCACGGTCAGAATTGATGCCGGATTTGCAGATTGTCCCGCAGGAACAGTTTGAAAACGCACAGCGCATTCGGAATGAACGTTCTGTACGCTCAACTGCGGAAGCCGAAAATCGCCTTCCTTTGAACATCCATGGGAAGTCGCTGCTTGCCGGCAACGCTTACTGCGGACACTGCGGTGCAAAGCTGGAACTGACCAGCAGCCGTAAATGGCGAAAAATGGCAGATGGTTCGTTAGACAATACGCTGCGTATTCGCTATACCTGTTACGGAAAGCTCCGCAAGCAGACCAACTGCACTGGGCAGACAGGGTACACTGTCCACATTCTGGATGAGATCATCGATAAGGCGGTCCGCCAGATTTTCTCCAAGATGAGGGGTATCCCAAAAGAGCAGATTGTTACAAAACGCTATGAAAAAGAAAACACGGAACGCAAGAATCATCTGCAAGACCTTCAGACACAGCGGAACAAGGCAGAAAAAGACCTGTTGGCACTGAAAGCCGAGGTTTTATCTTGCATCAAAGGTGAAAGCGTGTTACCGAGAGAAACCCTTGCCGAAATGATTACAGTGCAGGAAGAGAAACTCACGGAGCTGGAAAACCTTTGCGAAGCGGCCAGTGAAGAACTGGAGAAAACGGCAGAGCTGATGGATAAAGTGTCGCGGCTGTATGATGAACTGATTTCTTATGCTGACCTGTACGACAGTGCAAATTTTGAAGCGAAGAAGATGATCGTCAGCCAGCTCATCCGCAGGGTAGACGTATATCGCGGCTATCAGATCAACATCTCGTTCAACTTCGATCTAACTCCTTACATTGAGGGGGAGTGATACGTCTGCCTGCAAAACAGTCGGGCATCGAACAAGCATTTTCAAAAACAACGAAACAGCAAGAATTGGGGGTTGCCGTCCATGTGCCTGCAAAATCAGGCATTTGGATGATTTTCAGTGCGACCTCCAAGAAAGCAAAAAGAAAAGCACCGTACTTCAAACGAAGTACAGTGCTTTTTGGTGGAGAATAGCGGGATCGAACCGCTGACCTCTTGCATGCCATGCAAGCGCTCTCCCAGCTGAGCTAATCCCCCATAAAATCCAAGAAGCGAACCTCTTGGATGGAGTTTTTTGTTGGGAATTTAATTGTCGCAGGACTATCTGACTGGGGGTGTGTTTTGATACCAACCGGGCTCCCAGCTGAGCTAATCCCCCAGATGTTCGTGCCGTGCCTGACGACGTGATTTATTATATCAGCACATCCGGGAGTTGTCAACTGTTTTTTGAAAAATTCTGCAGCAGTTTGTCTGCCAATGGAGATTTTTTTGAGATCGTCCTATCCTGCTCCATCCCTGCGCCGTTTTCCCACAGCCTGCTAAGTTTTTTATGCAAACAAAAACCCCGCACAAAACGATCGCTCGTCTTGTGCGGGGTCTCTAGCTCTTTTTATCTGACATAGCAAACGCTATGTCAAATCAAGCCATCCAGCTCATTCAGAACGGGCTAGGCTTACAGCATATTGGCAGTATTGCCATTGCCCTTGGTCTCCAGACCGATGGGGCTGCTGCCCAGGGTGTAGATAGCGGACAGGCCGCCCAGGATCTGCATACCGACGTTCAGAGCGCCAACAGCAAGGCCCCAAGCGTTGTTCTCGAAGGTGCCGTAGCCCTTGTTGTAAGCCTTATCCAGATTCTTAATAGAGTAGCCGATCACATCGCCGGGAACATAGTTGCCATCGAACAGCTCGCCCAGCAGATTGGTGGTGTGCTTAGCCAGGAAAGCGTTGCCAACGATCTTGATCACGTTGGTAGAAACGTTCTGCCAGTTAGCAGTGGTCATAGCAGGAGCCAGGACATCAACCAGGCTACCACCAACAACGTAGGTCATCTCGTTTTCTGCAACAGCAGAGAAGTTTGCAGGCATCATCATAATGAATTTCTCCCTTCAAATTTAGAAAGATATTTGCAAGCCATTTGTTTGGCTTACGTCCCTTACTAGGATGGCAATAATATACCACACTTTCCAGAAATGTTCAAGTACTTTCTTGAAAAAAATGTGAAAAATGTGATAGACTGTGAAAATCCGGTCTCAAAATTCTTACAGAAGCCGCTTTTTTGCACACAGTGACATGTTTTTTTGCGGAATTGGAAGATACTGGAATTTGAAAGGGATCGTGTATGAAAACCGTGATCTATCTGGACGAACTGCTGCTGACGAACTTTCTGGCCGCAGCAGCGCTGCTTTTGGGCGCAGGGCTTTTGTGTGCGCGGCAGTGCAGCGGCCTGCGGCTGATGGCGGGCAGTGCGGCAGCGGCAGCGGCTTCGCTGGGCATTCTGCTGCCGGAGCTGCCCGAGCCTGCAGCTTTCCTTTATAAGGTGTTCACCTGCTGTGCTGCTGTAGCTGCGGCTTACGGTGTGCCGGGCCTGCGCAATTTTGTGCAGCTGTGTGTGTGGTATCTGCTGCTGAACCTGCTGCTGTGCGGAGCCGTGCTGCTGCCCGGAGTGCAAAGCGCAAATCTCTGCGTCTATCTGCCGCTGTCCCCGGGCCGGCTGCTGCTGTGCTGCGGTGCAGTGCTTGCCGTGCTGCGCGGTGTACTGTTCTGCTTTGGCCGTGCAGGCACCCGCTGCTTTGCCGCTGTGCTGGAGCTGGAAGGTGCAGCCCTCTCCGTACAGGCTTTCTGCGACACCGGCTTCTCAGTGCAGGACCCGCTGACCGGGCAGGCAGTGGTTCTGGTCGATTATCCCGCCGTGCGCAGCGCCCTGCCGCAGGAGCTGCGCACATTTCTGGACCGTTATTTTGCCTGTGGCACGGCACCGCCGCCGGAGCTGCGGGTGCGGCTGGTGCCCTGCACCACCATTGCCGGGCACTGTGTGCTGCCTGCCGTTCCGGCCAAGGCCCTGCGCACCAGCAAAGGCAGTGCAGCGGGCATTCTGGCCGCATTCTGCCGCCCGGAAACACAGCAGCCATGGACAGCTCTGCTGGGCAGCGAACTGGCCGTACAGCTGGGCATCCGCTGAGAAGCGTTTGATGCGATCGATACTTATAGATGTACAGGAGGGGTATTCATGTTTCATGTTCTGCACCGGTTCTGGCGTTGGCTCCTTGCACGGCTGGGCTATTGCGGCGGCGCACATTTTCTGGCGGGCGCGCCCAGCCTGCCCCCGCCCCTGACCCCGGAACAGGAAAAAGTCCTGCTCTCCCGTATGGCTGCAGGCGATGCCGCTGCCCGGGACGACCTGATCACCCACAACCTGCGGCTGGTGGTGTATCTTGCCAAAAAGTACGAAAGCAGCGGTGTGCCTGCCGAGGACATGATCAGCATTGGCACCATCGGGCTGATCAAGGCGGTGAACACCTTCACGCCGGAGCGCAGCATCAAGCTGGCCACCTACGCCAGCCGCTGCATCGGCAATGAAATTCTGATGTACTTACGCAAAAGCTCCAACCGCCGTCAGGAAGCCAGCATCGACGAACCGCTGAACGTGGATGGCGACGGCAACGAGCTGCTGCTTTCTGATATTCTGGGCAGTGATGAGAACCAGATCAGCCAGCGGCTGGAACAGGATGCGGAGCGCGCCGTGCTGCGCCGGGCCGTGGACAGCCTGTCCCCGCGGGAACGGCAGATCATGGAGCTGCGCTTTGGTCTGGCGGACGGCATTGAGCGCACCCAGAAGGAGGCCGCCGACGCACTGGGCATCAGCCAAAGCTACATTTCCCGGCTGGAAAAACGGATCATCCATACATTAAAGGCCCAGCTGGAAAGCGAATGAAGTGCAAAAATGAGACAAATCACATTGTGTTTTGTCTCATTTTGTGGTAACTTATAATTGGCGGTTGTAATGCCGCCCATCAGGCGCTGTGCCCACAAACGCAGGCGGCTGCTTCTTACCCGTTACCCTGGGTGTCGGGTAAGAGCGAATTTTTTCTTGAAATCTCGTTCTCCCCCGAATGCCTGAGGGCAGGAAGGGGGGATGCGCCATGACGTTCGAACAAGTCGTGCTTCTGCTCACGCTTCTCGGTGGAGCGATCTACGTCACTTTTGAAATTACATGGACTGTATCACACGATGACAAAAAGAAAAAATGACCGCCTCCAAACTTCCAATCCAGAGCGGTCATTTTTCTTTTTGATTGACTAATCCGGTAAGGAGCTAGCCGTTTGCAGGGCCAGCGCCCTTTGTGTTTCTAATATAAACGATTTACGGTGATTTGTCAAGCCGTCACTTTTTTCGTGTGCTCCCTTTTGTGTGGGAAAGCGCACAGTTTTTTCCACGCATACAATGCCGCTGCGCATCCCATACTCCCGGTGAAGATCAAAACAGACCGGGGGCGTTTGGATGTACAACAAAGTGGAGCTGTGCGGCATGAACACTGCAAAGCTGCCTGTGCTGACCGAAGCCGAAAAGCGGGAACTGCTGGCCCGCGCCCACGCCGGTGATGCAGCAGCCCGGGAACAAATGGTGGAAGGCAACCTGCGGCTGGTGCTCAGCGTGGTGCAGCGGTTCGCCCAGCGCGGCGAAAATCTGGACGACCTGTTTCAGGTGGGGTGCATCGGGCTTATCAAGGCCATCGATCATTTTGACCCCGCCCAGCCGGTGCGCTTCTCCACCTACGGCGTGCCCATGATCATTGGCGAGATCCGGCGTTTTCTGCGGGACAACAATGCCCTGCGGGTGAGCCGCAGCCTGCGGGATACCGCCTACCGGGCCATGCAGAGCCGCGAAGCGCTGGAAAAGCAGCTGGGCCGCGAGCCGACCATGGACGAGATCGCGCAGGCGGCGGGCCTTGCCCGGCGCGAAGTGACGGCGGCGCTGGAATCGGTGGTGGAGCCGATCAGTCTGGAAGAGCCGGTGTACACCGATGGCGGCGATGCGATGTATGTGATCGATCAGGTGCGGGACCCGGACGGCGAGGACAGCTGGATCAGCGGGCTGCAGTTCCGGCAGACCGTGGCCGGGCTGACCCCGCGGGAAAAGCGGATCATGGAGCTGCGCTACCTGCAGGGCAAGACCCAGATGGAGGTGGCGCGGGAGATCGGCATCAGTCAGGCACAGGTCAGCCGGTTGGAAAAAGGCGCACTGAGCCAGTTCCGCACCCGGGACTGAACCTAAAAAGGCGGCACAGCTTCCGTTTTGTTCGGAAGTGTGCCGTCTTTTATCTGCGGCTGTATTTGCGCCGGGTGGCCGCACCGCCGCGCAGATGCCGCTCTGCCTTATTACAGGCCAGAACCGCACGCACCTGCCGGAACAGCTCCGGCTGCAGCGTCCGCAGCCGCACCGCAACATCCTTGTGCACGGTGGACTTGCTGCACCCGAACACCGCTGCCGCCGCACGCACTGTGGCCCGGTTGGCCGCGATATATTCGCCCAGCTGTACCGCCCTCTGTTCGGGGTCTCCCTTCATATCCAGACTCCTCCCATTGTGAACTTATGGTACAGCCTATGCACAGGCCGGGGCAGATATGTTCCGCCGGGGCTTGACTTTTGCGCCGGACGCGCTATACTTTTGCATGGACATAAAAACAGGGGTGCCGAAAGGCTGAGATCCGCGTTTTGCGGAGTACCCTTTTACCTGACCGGACAATGCCGGCGTGGGAGTTTGCAGAACTGTCCGTTCTTTCACAAACCCCGTGCGCCTGCTGGAAAGCGGGCGCATTTTGTTTTTGTGTACTATCGTTCTGAGAAGAGGAATCCCTATGACCAAAACCTATTCCAAAACCCGCATTCTGGTGGAGGGTGCGCTGATGATCGCTCTGTCCACCGTTTTGAGCATGATCCAGATCCCGCTCATGCCCCACGGCGGTTCCATCACCCTGTTCAGCATGGTGCCCATTCTGGTAATGAGCTACCGCCACGGCGCAAAGTGGGGCATCATGACCGCTTTCGTCAACAGCCTGATCCAGCTTGTGCAGGGCCTTGGCAATCTGGCATACTGCCAGACCCTCACGGCACAGGTGGGCTGCGTGCTGCTGGACTACCTTCTGGCCTTCACGGTTCTGGGCTTTGCCTGCCTGATCGCAAAGCCTTTCCGCAGCCGCACCGTGGGTGTCGGTGTCAGCGCCTTTGTGGTGTGCCTGCTGCGCTTTTTGTGCAGCTTTCTGTCCGGTTACATCGTCTGGAAGGACTACGACTACGCTTTCAGCTGGATGACCGAGATCGGCTTTCCCGGCATCTCCAACATGAGCGTGGACGGTCTGTGCTGGCTGTACAGCGCCGTGTACAACGCCACCTACATGCTGCCCGAAGCCATTCTGACCACGGTCCTTGTGGTGATCCTGATCCGTGTCGCACCGCAGATCTTCGACCCGCAGAACGCAAGAGCGTAAGTTTTTTCGCAGTCATTTTTCCCGCCGGGAAGGGCATTTCCCCGGCGGGAATTTTTTTGCAGAAAATCCCAAAAAAGCTGTTGACAATCCGGCAAAGCGCTGGTATAATTACTCCTGTCGTCAGGCACGGCACAAACATCTGGGGGATTAGCTCAGCTGGGAGAGCGCTTGCATGGCATGCAAGAGGTCACCGGTTCGATCCCGGTATTCTCCACCAATCAAGAGCAAAACGAACACAGAACCACCATTCAAATGGTCGGTAATGTGTTCGTTTTGTTTTGCGAGATTCCAAATGTCACCCTGACATGAAAAAAGCGCCCACGTTACCATCATCGGTAGCGTGGGCGCTTTTCTGTCTTAATTTACCGAAAATCGGAAAAAACTCCCGAAATATGAAGTTTTCTGCCAAAATGCAGACAAGCCGGGTACATATCGGCTAAAATTTCGGTAAAAGGAGACAAAAGGCTATGATTAGAATTTTGCTGTCTACCCGCCTCGGCGAAAGACGGATGACACAGAGCGAACTTGCACGTGCAACAGGGATTCGCTCCCAGACCATCAATGAGCTGTACCACGATTTTGCAGAGCGAGTCAGCCTAGATGATCTCGACCTCATTTGCGAGGCCCTTGACTGCGAACTGGATGACCTCATCGTGAGAGAACCCAACCCGGAGCGTAGGGTCAAAGAGGTGCGGCACATCCCTCAGACCGTGAACAAGTCTCGCAAGAAATAACCTCTCCTGCCCGGATGCGTCAAGCGTCCGGGCTTTTTTCGTTCTCATCCGGCACGAATTCCAGAAGATCTGCGGGTTGGCAGTCCAGAACGGTGCACAGCTTGTCCAGAACGTCCAACGGAATATGCTTGACGGAGTTGTTGTTCATGCCCGACAGAGTGGGCTGGCGAATCCCGGTCATTGCGACCAAATCCTTTTGTTTGATGCCTTTTTCGGCAAGCACGGCTTTCAACTTGATGCGAATCATGTAAGCACCTCCCTTTTCTTCACTATATCACACTTACCTGAAAATTGCAACGCTTTTCGTAAAAATATTTACGAAAAATGTTGTTTTGCTATTGACATACAACGAAATTCGTTGTATAATATAGACATAGAGAGGAGGTTACGAGGTGCAAGGGAGCAACCCAAAGGGGGTGATGCTCCATGACAAGCAAGGAATTTGCAAAGCTCACCAGAGCCGAGCAGGTAGCCCGCTTTGAAGCATACAAAAAAGCGGCTCAGGATCGCACCCTGAACCGCTAACCGCTAAAAGCCCGTTATCCACAAGCCCCTTGCACCTCCATTTTATTTTTTTATTGAAGATTTGTCAAGAGTAAATCGGAGGTTTTCAGCATGAAGTTCATTGACATCAACCGAGAGTTCACCGCAGCAGCCAACAGCTACATGGCGCAGGGCTACTACATCAACGCCGGAACGATGGGCGGAAGCCAGGGCGAGGTCGCTCACATCGACCTCACAAACGGCACCGAGATCATCCGGGTGCTGCTCACCACATTCAACAACTACCTTGGCACCGAGGGTGTGGAGCTGATTGTTGGCCGGGTCAAGGACGACATCAAGCCCAATCAGGAAGACCGCTGGAACACCGTCTGGAATGAGCGTCTGGAGGTCATCAGCAACAAGAAGTTCTACCGTCTGAACAACCGCGCACAGGATGGATTCTACGGCACAGAGGAGGAAGCAAACGCCGCCGAGGAGAAGCGGTTTGACCGCTACAAGAGCCGCCGCAGCAATGACAGTGCGGTGGATGTGACCACAAAGGCCGCTCCGATGGTCAAAAAGTACATCCACGAGAAGTTCGGTGTCCGGCGCGTGAAGATGGACGACATCAAGGTCGTCAAGCACGGTGGCCGCTACACCGTCACCTACCACAAGCACGCTGCACAGCTGCACTAAGGGGAGGGCGCAAAGATGGTCACGATTCAGAGCCAAAACTTCGGCGTTGAGATTGAAATGACGGGCGTTTCCCGCGGAACAGCCGCCTCCGTCATCGCCAACTACTTCGGTGTCGGCGGTATCCACTTTGCAGGTGGCACCTACCAGACGTACGAGGCCAAGGATAGCAAAGGCCGCGTATGGAAGTGCATGAGAGACGGTTCCATCACTCCTCGGCGGCGCAGAGGTGGTGCAATCGTAGAGGCAGACGATACCTACCGCTGCGAGGTCGTGACCCCGATTCTCCAGTATGAGGACATCACCGACCTGCAAGAGGTCATCCGGGCACTGGTCAAGAAGGGTGCCATGGCGAACAGCTCCTGTGGTATCCACGTCCACGTTGACGGTGCGAACCACACGCCCGAAAGCCTCTGCCGGCTGCTGAACTTCGCCACCGGGCGGCAGGATCTGTTCTACGAAGCCCTGCAGATCGGCAGCCGCGCAGACCACTGGTGCCACAAAATCAACCCTGCCCTGTTCCGTGAAATGAAGAAGAACGGCCGGGCAAGCCGGAACGATGCAGAGCGCATCTGGTACAGCGTGGTGAATGACGGATATGATGGAGGTGTGGATTCTTCCCACTACAACAGCACCCGTTATCACGGAATCAACCTCCATGCATTCTTCACAAAGGGCACCGTGGAGTTCCGGCTGTTCAACGGAACCACCCACGCCGGGCGCATCAAAGCATACGTTCAGTTCTGCTTGGCAATGAGCGCATGGGCTATCAACTGTGACCACGACAACCTTCACTTCAAGTCCATCAGCGGTTACACCCAGCAGCAGAAGCACGATTTGATGATGCGAGTGCTCACCAAGCGTCTTGGCATGAGAGGCCCGGAATTCAAGACCGCCCGCCTGCATCTCACCTCTGCATTTTTGACAGAGGCCGAGAGCGAAAATACCGCCGCCTAAAAACCGAAAAGCTGCGCTATCTGGCTATACGGGCATTTGGAGGATATGACAATGAAACTTTACAAATACTCCGGTACCATCGAGGAGCTTGCCGTTGAACGCGGCCGAATCTCCTATATCAAACTCTTTGATGTGACCGACTTCGACAAAGCACCAACCAGACTGGAAGTCTTCGGTGCGCTCGGCAAGTACATTGAGGCCATCGAGGGAACCGATGCCGAAGAGCGATACATCAAGAGTGATTGGTACTTTGACAGCAACCTGTATCTGCGCCGCATTGAGATTCCCGGCGGTGAGGTTGGCCGCCCGGCGAAAATCATCACCCAGAGCCCGGACAACATCGACCAGTTGGAGATCTTCGGCCAGCAGGACTATATCCAGACCAGCAAGCCGGAATCCATGTCCTGCAAGGAAATTTACCGCTGGTCCGATTGGGAACGCCAGAACATGAAGTAAGGAGGTGGTGACCATGTTCAGTATTACCGATAACGAGAGGCTGCGGGATGCGTACGCACTCTTGATGTTCATGCAGAGCGACATTCCCGCCTCTGCCGAAAAGAGGGCTGCCGTGAAAAACTTGGCGGCAACCGTTAAGATGGAGATCCGGGCCTACAATAACCGCCCCGCCCCTGATGTGCATATCATCTGTGCCGACTATGACGGCCGTCTGGAGCTTGTTCAGCTGCCCGATAAGCTGGACGAGGCGCACGAGATGGACGCTACCAACTGGTTTCTTAACCATCATTATTTGAAGAGTTACAACAGCCCCTATGACTGCACAGGGCAGGAGTTCACGAATTGGTTCTATCTGTTCCGGCGGCGCGGTCACTGGTTTGCATATCACTCGGTTAGCCGAGATGTTTAAGGAGGAAGTACAATGACGGACGAAAAAGCTATCGAAAAGATGCTCTATGACCAGCAGCAGGGCTGGCCGCTGTGCCCCCGCTGCGGCGAGAGGATGCCGGACAAACTGACCCACGGAGCACTGAGCCGCCACGCCAATGGCGTGTACATCTGTGAGGCTTGCGGCACCGATGAAGCCCTCCGGGACTGGACCGGGAACGTCAAACCGCTGTCCGACTGGGTGCTGGTTCGCGTATACAATGGAGATCTTCGGAGGTAATCGATATGGAAGAAATGCTCCTGTCACTGAATGGACCGTGGTCAAACGCAGCCTGCATCGGCTACTGTGTCATGGCGATGCGCAGCGCCGGTTTGAGTGAGAAAACGCAGCGCAAAGTCCTCGATGAACTGACCCAGTGTTTCGACGACGTGAGTGTCGAAGACGCTGCACAGATGAAGTTCTAACAAACAAAAAATCCCCCTACACTGGCCCGAAGGTCAATGCAGGGGGATTTTTGCGCGCTACCGAGGTAGCCAAATATAAAATCAAGAGTGGACCATGCCGGGCCGCTCTCTACAAAAGCCGAAGCTTTTCAAGTGCCTCTATTTTACACGGCACTCATGCAGCAGTCAAGACTTTTTGCCCAGTGCTGCGGTCATAACATCAAAGGCGTGTTCGATGACAGCATCCAGCACCTCGTCGGTGATGGCCCAACGGATAGCCGCCGGGCACTTGGTGCGGAGAGCAGCGAACACCTGCTTCTTCTTTTTGGCACCCTGACCGCTGCCCATGATGGACAGCTCGGCCTTTTTGACCAGTTCCAGAGCCAGATCCTTGACGGTGGCCTTGTAGCCAAGCCGGATACCGCCGATTGCCAGTGCGATAAAGCCCGCCAGCATCAAGACGATAGCGACGGGAGCGGGAATAAAGTTCAGCATAGCTTCCATGATATTGCCTCCTATAAGCATCAGCGGCGCGGAGAGCTACCCCTGCGCCGTTTTGTCGTGTTGGTTATATCGGATGTTTCACAGGTACTTGGAAGCCCCGGAAATGGCCTTCCAGCTGGCAGGGCCGCAGATGCCGTCCACAGTCAGCTTGTGCTTCTCCTGCGCTTTCAGCAGGGCGTTTTCAGTTTTTTCTCCAAAAATGCCGTCCGGGGTCAGCCCCAGCAGCCGCTGGAGCATCTTTGTAGCCGCTCTGTTTGCATCCCCGGTACAGCCCCGGCGGATGGTCGGCAAAATGAATTTCAGGTAGGTGGTGCTGGGGTAGTGCAGTTTTGCATCACACAGCCACGTTGCCTTTGCGTTGCGGGTGTCCGCATGGACAAAAGCATAGTTTCCGTACCAGTAGATACCCACGCCACCGAAACCGGCTTCCACCGCCAAGATGCCAAGCGCTACCGGGTTCAGTCCGCGATCTTTGAGTCGCCAGTCCGCAGCCATTCCAAAGCGGTGCTTACTGTTCGGACTACCGCCCACGGTTTTGCTGGCATTGTGAACAATGCAGCGGTAACCGCTGGTGATCTTGATGGGCTGACCCACCTTATCCCGGATGATCTGGAGCTTCTCAGCAAGTTCCAGATCCACCTTTTGCTCACCGCATCCACACGGACACTGAAATTCAGACCGCGCAAAATCTTTGGTCAGCGCAGTTTTGTCCCCGCTCTGAAACGAAATAATGCTCATCTAAAACACCCCCTAAAAACCGAGTTGCGTGAACACATATCCGAGAAAAACGCCGATGACCGCTGTCACAACGTACCCAACGGCCTTGCGCCACATTTCACCGTCACGATCTTCCAGCGTTTCCAGCCGCTTGCCCTGTTTCTCCTGCTCCTTGACCATGCTTTCCATGTTCAAGGCCAGTTTTTCAACAGAGGTAGACAACGCGCCCATTTTGCTCACGCTTTCCTCCAGCAGTGCAATCCGCCTGTCCTGACGGGAGTTTTCTTCTTCGAGCCGCCGCCTGAATTCTTCATGCTCGGCCCTTGTGATAGGCTGGTCCATCCGAACCTCCTTTTGATTTTTTACAAAAAAACAGGGGGCAAAGCCCCCTGTTCGGTCTCACAAGCTGGTTACTGAACCAGCGCGGCGATTGCCTGCAAATCAAAAATCGGAGCATCAAAAAACGCTCTCGCCCACAGCCAGTAGTCTTCGGACTCCGGGCGGCGGTACTTTTGGCAGAGTGCCGATGCCCAAACCCGGTTCCAGCGGGTCTGATAGTCCGCATCCCGGCGCTCAAGGCACCTCTGGATGCTCCCTACCAGTTCCCCGCGCAGGGTGCCGTTACCGTCATCGTCCTGCACAAAGCAGTCCATGCCGTTCTGGCTTCCCACAGCACACACACGCTGGTTTTTGTGCATAAGAAAACCGTCCTGACAGGTCAGGGCGGTTCCATAGGGAATATTCACTTTTCCATCTATGCCGTCGAAGCGCGCCCGGCGGCGGGCGATAAAGCGTTCATGCTCCATGGGTTAGACCTGCTCTTTCTTCTCGGTCTTCTCGGCGAGCAGAGCGGTCAGCTCGTTATACTCGTCCTCGGTCAGCTTGTTGGCAGCGTAAAAGACATCCAGCTTGGTTGCCATGCCAGCGGTGTTGCCCTTTTCGATCATGCGCTTGCAAGTACGATACAGCATTCAGTTCACCCCCTTTCTCAAGAAGCATCGGTATCATCAGTGATGCCCAGCTCCAGCAATGTCAAGCGGTACGCCTGATCCACGTTGAGAGCATCAGCATCCTCGATGGCGGTTTGGGTCTCCGTGACCCAGCTTCCAATATCGGTCTGCTCCAGCATAACGCTTTCCAAATCGTCCCCCATAGGGTCACGATCGAGCAGATGATACGGCGTGCCGGCATAAGAAATGCCCGAAGCATCAGGCTCCGGGCAGAGGATATAACAGCCGTTGTCGGCTTTTTTGATGTAGGTCACGTCCTCGGTCAAGGCAAGGACGGTGCCATCACTGGCTTTGATGATTTTGAACAAGGCACTCTACCTCCAAAAATTGCATAGCAAAGCCGCCGCAGACGCAGCAGCCGCCCATGGTCATCAAAATTTTTATAGTAGGCTTCTTGGCAGTTCATATACTGCGCCACCTCCTGCAGGGTACGTTTCCCGGCCAGCCATTCCCGATGGAACAGCTTCAGCTTCCGCCGGGCGCGTATCACACCATCTCTGGAACCGTTCACCTTGATTTTTCCCGTCTCGGTCAAGGTAAAACGAGCCTTGCACCAGCGGAAAGGCTTCGTCAGCGGGATAATCTTGCATTTTTTCTTATTAACCGGGATACCGCGGATTTCAAACTGACGCACGATGGCACGGCCCAGCTTTTTCAAATCTTCGATGTCCGGGAGAATAATGCAGTAATCATCCATGTAGTGTCCGGCGCTATGCGTGGACATCTGGCATTTAATCCAGTTGTCCACAGCACTGGGCATTGCCGCCATTTCCTGCTGGCTCGGCTCAACGCCCAGCGGCATCCCACGGCCCGGAAATTCGCCGGGAGCAGTATCAATAATGGTATCTGCTATCCGGCGGAAATCAGGGTTCAGAATATACCGCTGGTGCCGCTGATAGATGATGGAATGGGGTGCATAAGGAAAGAACTTCTTCAGGTCGAGCAGCAAAACCCCACCAGCACGGCCATACCTGCGGTAATGCCGCGCCAGCTGCTGTTTGATGCGCTTGATCTGCCAGTGCAGCCCCTTACCAATCCGGCTTGCACCGTTGTCATAGATCATGCTGGGGTCGTAAAGCGGCTCCAACACTTCCTTGCTGATGACCTTGTGGATTTGTCGGTCTGTAATATGAGGAGCGTCAATCCCACGAATCTTGCCGCGTTCGCAGACCGTGAAATGAACGTATTTCTTAGGCCGCCACCTTTTTGCCAAAATAAGCCGCCGCTGCTTCGCTGTGTGGGAAAACAGATGCCGCTCAAAGTTCTGCGTGCTCTGCTTCCAGCGTACACCGTTGCAGCATTTCCGGCCATATTTGAACATCGTGTGGTAGCTGAACACTTCTTCCAACGAACCGAGGGCGGCACAACGGGCTTCCTGTCTGGCTCGGCGTGCTGCCCGGCGGCGCTGGTATCGTGCTTCATGGCGCTCCTGACTTGTCATAAAAGTATTCGCTCCTCGTACAGATGAATTGTAGGGCATCGTCTAATCTGCTTTATGCCGGCACATGAAACGCGGTAAGATGCATCCCGCGCCATGCAAGAAGCGTCCGTGTCAGCATATCGAAAAGCAGTTTTAGAGGTTTGACCCTCAGGGAAGTACCTCTCCTTTTGCTATGGTCGTCTTTCACCTATGGCTACTCCATGTGACCAAGCATTGCAAAATCCGGGCACAACACC